ATTACTTTTTTGTTTTAAGTTTAATGTTTACATTTTTGCTTCTGTTATTGTCATAGCGACGAAGTTCAGTAGAAATAAACTTACTTACGTTGTCGAGGATAACATAATAGTTATCTCGTACATGTTCTTTGTTTGCTGAATTATTCATTTGTTCAATCCATCCCCTTATAATAGGAGGGATATTTTCAGGTATGTTGTTCATTCAATTCTCCATTAAATATCATGCTTCCTTTTTACGTTTATTCTTCTTTCTTGTCAAGTTCTCTTCAAAACCTTTTACGATATTATTCATTTTATGATTATCAATTATATTGTTAGCAAACATTCGACTATCAACATCTACATCGAAAAATTCTTCATCATGTTCATATTCAAACAAATAATTGTTTTCGCTGGTTTTATGTTTAATATAAAGCTGTCTTTTTTCTTTGTATATTCTTCTCAAAAAAGCATAATATATTATTTGAGTGAAATAAGCAAATGGATTATTGTATTTTTTATCATCAAAATTATGAATATAGGTCAAACAATTTTCAATTGAATCTGCCACCATTTCATCCTTGAAAATATAATTTACAAATTGAGGTCTAGTGGCAAGATTGTTTGCTATGAGAATAAAACACTCACCAAGATAGTTGTTTACCCTTGGCTGTGGATTGGATTTATCTTCATTATAAAGCTTCACTGAGTCGTTATATTTAACCAACTCATCATACATTTTTTTGTTATCTACGTAATTGTTATTTGAGTTTGCCATGTTTTCCGCCTCCTAATGTATTGTATTATTAGCGGAACCAGCTAAAAAATAGGAGTACATCTCCTTTACTTTAGAAACGAAGTCATCACTTTTAGTAGTAAACTTATCTGAAGAGTATTGTAAATTTTTTTCTAGTTTATTAGTATATGCTGTAATTTCTGTTTTGATTCTTGGATTTACAATTTCATCAAAATACCTTGATGATACGTTGTAGAGGTTGATGGCCTCTTCATTCAAATAAGAAATACTTTCTATTCCATCCGTCTTGATCATAGCATGATTAGAATTCGTCATAAACAGATATTGGAATACCCCAAAAACCAATCTTTCTGTTGAAAGATCAGAAACAATCTTTAGAGGTTTATGAATAAGAACAAAATCAGTATAAATCCAATCTTCTATGTCTGTAGACTTTCCTACAGGACGATGTATCATGGCTGGTCCTGCTATCTTTTCTCCATTTTTCAAATATATAATAACCATTTTATATTCTGATTCGTCGTACTCATTGACCATGTTTCATATCCTATAATTCATACTTTGAAAGTTTAAAATTAAAATTTTCTTCATTATAAATTTCTATTCTTTTCTTTAAATGTCTAAGTGTATGATTTTCTTTAGACTTATAGCTTATATCATCAGCAATGTCAAATATTGTTACGGTTGATGGATCATTAGATAACCTCAAACCTCTACCTATACTCTGAAGAACTTTAACTCTGGATTTAGATGGAGATGCAAAAATCAAATTTCTAATTTTTCTTATGCTAATTCCTGTGGAGGAAGTTCCATATGAAGCAACAATTATACAATCATTTTCTTTTTCAACTATCTCTCTAATCTTATTTCTCTCTTCACCGTCAATTTCTCCAGAAATGAAAAACAGTTTTCTGCTCGAATCGAGTTTATTCTTAATTAAATCATATAAAACTTTTCCGTGTTTTTCAACGTATTGAAAAAATAAAATAGTATTTCCTTTTGTTTTGATGCTCAAATCAGTTATGAATTGATTTCTTTTTTCATTATTTACTAGAAATTCTATTTCGTCTTGATACGTATTTTTATGGTTAGCTTTTTTCTCTTCCTCCGAATATTTAAGCAATATCGTTTTGATTTGAAAGTCAGCTATTTGTTTATTTTCAACTAAGTTTTTTATCGTGGTCACTTTGCAAATTGGACCAAATAGACCTTTCAGAACCATTTCGTTTGTGAAAAGACCATCTAGAGTTCCCGTAAATCCAAATCTATATTCTGCATTGACAAGATTTTCCATAATATATTTTAATGAATTCGCCTTATACAGATGCGCCTCATCTCCTATAACCATATCAAATTGATGAAACCAGTTCTTATCAAGAGTATACAGAGATTGCCAAGTTGATATGACAACTCTATCTGATATGTTTTTATCCTTTCCAGAATAGATCAAATGATATTTTTCTTTACTTCCATATTCCTTAAAATCAGACTCAAGTTGGTGCACAAGAGTTGTTGTTGGTACAATTATGAGCGTTTTTTTGTTGGAAAAAAATTTTGTTATGAGATAAATCATAAGAGATTTACCGGAGGAGGTTGGGCTTAGAAAAAGCCTTTGAGGAGTTTTAATTGCAGTTTTTAACGTTTCTATTTGATAGTCTCTAACCTGAAACGATTGATTGTTTATTTTTTCGGGCAACTTTAGCGATTTCAAAAACAAATCAATATCGATATTTTCATTTTCACAGTCGCTTTTGAGGTATTCGAAAGAATAATCTTTCACTTTACAAAAGTCTTTTATATCCTCAATCAATCCTTGATAAATTAAATTGTTTCTAGTGTTAAGAAGACGTATTTTACCATCCCAATTATTGTAAAATTTTTTTTTCATAAACTTAAAATTGGGAACATTAAATGTAAAAACGTCAGACAGTTCCCTTAAAACATTTTGTTCTGCTAAAATTTTCACATAAACTGAATTTATTTTTTGCAGAACAACATCATTCATTTCATTTTCCATTCTGAAATAGAATAAAGTCTATTGCATTTTTTATTTGAAATCCTCTTTTTGATATCATTTCCAAAATTGATTTCACAAACTCTATTGAATCTTCTACTTCTCCTAATTTTATTGATATTTCAACAAGAGATTTATCTGAATCCAAATAAGGCTGTAATTGTGTTTGAGTTACTTTCAAAGGAAAGGGTTCGAGGTTATTTTCTTCAAGTTCACTTTTGTCAAGAAGACCTAAGTAGTATCGTTTTTTTAAATTTAAAGCTTGATAATATTGTGTTTTCAACTGTCTTTTTGTTTTTGACATTTGAAGATATATGTTAAAATATTTACTATGAAGTTGTGATATTTTTAAACTTTCATTGTCAAGTTCTGTCTTGTCTATAACAGAATCCTTTTTCCACAACTCTTTTACTTCATCTATATTCATTCTCTAATTCTTTCAATTTTAAACATTCTATAACATGTTTGTAAAGACTGTTATTGCAATCGTATACTACATTATTCTCTATACAATAATTCAAACAATTAAACAAGTCAATATATAATTTCTTATATCCTTGATTTATATTGACATTTTCTGTCAACTTTACATCAAGATTGATATCTAAAACCTCATAGTTATCACAGAACCATTTTTCAGAAGAATTAGACATCAAATATTGTTTTTCTGTTTTCAACATTTTGGTGTCCAACTCGTTCAGCCATTCTTCGATTGGATATTTTAATTTAAATTTATCAAATATAAGCTTTTCAACTTTTCTTTCGAATTCCCTATACAAGGGCAAGTTGTATTTAAATGGTCTTGGTATATCACAGTAATAAGCCTCTGGAGCATCGTGAAATAGTGCTTCCAGTGCTTTTCTGGGTTCATTGTAATTCTTACATACGTATAAGCTAAGTCTTACACAATGTTCTGCAACAGAATAAAATTTATTACAATGACCATTAAATCTACAGATATTTGATAAGGAATGTGCAATATCTTCCAAATCAATCATATCTTCAGTTGGATTAAAAATCCTAAACTTTTTTCCTGTAAAAGTTTGTAACCAATCTTCTACATTGTTATCATCATTCATATCAACTCCAATTATTTAAAATCTCTGTATGTTACCTACTGGTGTTACATCGAATTTTCTAAATGCAAAAGTACATGTAGCTTCAATATAATTTATATTTTGATTTCTTGTATCAAACGTCAATTCTGATAAACCAATAGGAAATAAATCATAAAAATTTACACTAACAGCAGAATTTAAAGAAGAATTCAATATGGTAAGTGTTGCATCTGAATATGATCCTTTTCCATTATTTTCTTTCAGTGTTTGTTCAAATGAATTAGAAGAATAAATTTGTTTTGCTTGATTAAATGAATCAGGAAAGCCCATGGCAGTAAACCAGTCATATATCTCAATGTAATTTAACATGAGTTCATCTATTTTAAATACAATAGAAAAAGGACCATAATTTATATGATCACCTTGCCTTGGTATTTTGATAAAAGGATTCATTTGTTCATATACCCCCATTTGTACTGAAGGTAAATTTACGGCTTGAATCATAAAATTAACATTTGGTAATTTATTGATAACAAATTTAAAATTTAATTGTGATAAGTAATTTAAATTTGTTGGTTGTTTTGTTGCATTTAACATTCATATAAACCTTTATTATTTGTAATTATTTATTACAATGAACTTCATTGACGCCCTTCGGGCGTTGACCTTCGGTCATTACCATCTTTTATTATATGTTGTTAATATGGTGTCTTTTAAACTTATATAAGTATTATACCACAAAAAAATGTTTTGTCAAGTTAATTTTTTGTAATGTGAATTTTTTGTCTATTCAAAAAGCTTAATTTTTATTGAAAAATCAACAAAAATACATGCGACAATCTGACACATCAAAGTGTCTTAAAAAATTCGATTAATTTTTTGTAATCGGCCCTAAATTTATTTGTTATTATTTCTTTTCTGCTTTGGTAAGCATGGTATAGTAGTCTGGACGTTCCCATAAATGATCAAGAGCAATTTCTCTTGCTACATGAGAGTGCTTGGTATGTTCTTTTTCAACTTCCATACCTTTTACCAATTGTCTTGAAATTTGATCTATAGATACCTTGTGTTTATTGGCAATCTGTTCTATAGTTTTCGTAGGTGCGTTCAAAAGGTTTGCCTCCAGCAAATTTAGTTGTTTTAATCTTTCTATTGTTTGCCTACCTTGAGGTGTGGCAGACATTTTTGATGTGTCTAGAGCGATTTTATGTCTCTGTCTGATTGCTTTCACAGCAGGAACAGATATGCCCTCTTTAGGTTCAAAGTCAGATGATCTTGAGAAATGTAGAACATCTATGACATCGCTTTTGTTTTTTTCATATCTAAACAAAGCTACAGCGCCATCTTTATGAACTCTATCTCTTTCTTTATCTACAAAAATAAACTTTTTGTCCGCTTTGTTGTGATACATCTGTATTCTTCGTCTAGAACCATTTTTCATTTCAATATCAAATTCAGATTCAACGACTCCTCGGTTTACAAAAGCGCCAGCAATTCCTTTTTTATTGTGTCGAGCAATTTCTTTGTCTACAACGTTAGGATCTAAAGGCTGAATCGATGTTAGTTCTGATAAAAGTTGCTTGTACGTTTTCATCTTACTATCTTTGCATGATGAATAAAAATATTATTATATTTACCCCCCATTTCTGGGATATTTGATATATGAATTGTTGATGGTTTAATTAAAAACTCATCTTCTTCTGGATATGCGGAAAATCCTGCTATATAAGCCCCGTGCATACTACCTTTAGGTATTTTTATTTTTATAATATGTTTAGGTTTTTTATTTTTATATATGACGGATGATGGCTGAAAAGTATAAGCTATGTTTGGATTTAATGATGTAGATAAAAATCTATTTATTACTAGTTCTGTAGTTTTATTGTTTATTTTATTTCCAATTTCTCTTGGATCATTTCTTACTCCCATATAAACAAACATATCATGAGGTGCAGGAGTTTTTGTTATTGCTGATTTAATATCATTTACTATTTTTTGAAATTTAAGATTATCGATTTGAGTATTAAATGTATGACCACCACCATCTGCGTATTCATCTATTGCCTGTTTTTCGTCTTTAGACATATTTGCAGAATAATGATCATGTAAATACATATTATCTTTAGATATATTTCCTTTTTTTGTAAAAGAAAAAAGAGGAGGTTCTATTACTTTTAAATTATCTTTTACTGATGAATCCATATTTGGATAATATGTTTCCAATATAGCACCATATGAGAATAGATGAGGATTGGCTCTGCCAAAATTCCTCATCAAAACACCAGCCATTGAGTTTGCTTCGTTTTCATGATCTGATCCAGTTTCTCCAGAAAATTCATGAAGTTCATTGTTTAGATCTTGTTTATAGTGAACTATTTCGTGTCCAAGAGTTCTAAGAACGTCCATAGGGTGTCTGTTCAAAACGTTAAGGGTTATCTCACCGTTTGAATAGCATCCAAAAGTTGCTCCTATAGAACTTTCTTTTATTAATTTTATTTTTGGATATTGATTCAAACCCAATTGTTCAACACAAAATTCAACGAACGATTCAATCAATTCGTTCATGTGATTTGATTTTGTTGACTTGAACTGTTTAAATGATAACATTTTTTTCCTTTTTAATTAAATCCTTCTGAGTTATACTGTATATTATTTTTTTCCAAATTTTGTTTATGACGATTTAAATCATCAACAAAATGAACAATATGCCCATTAGAACGCATAAACTCTGTTGGATTATTTATTGTTGTTTGTTTTATTGGTTTTCCCGGTTTTTTTGAAAAATGTTCTCCCGAATTTTTCAAAAAATTAAAATTTTTCTTTGAAAAAGAAGATAGCGTTGGTTTATGATTATTAATTTTTTCTTCATCTTTTTTATCAAAATACAAATGAGATTGACCACTTTCATCATAATGTTGTATAAATTTTGTTCCTTTAGGAGAAGCATAAGGTGCTATTGAATGTAAATCTCCAGCAAATAAACCTTTTGATGATTTAAATCCTTTTTTTGGTTTTTCTGTAGGTGATGCTAGTTTGGATTGAGTCCAATCTGAATTGTGGTGGTATGTGTTTAAGTTAGAATCAAAATCATTTATTTTTTCATTATCAATTCTATGAACAATATTATTATCATTTTCAATTAAAAACTGTTTAAATGATAACATTTTTTTAATTTCTTTGAGGTTTACCATCAGTGTATGTACCTACATGAGTAGGTCCATTAGTATCTATTATAAAACTATTTCCGTGTTCTTCAGACGCATCGGCAGCTTTTTCTTTTGCTTCTTCATAGTCATCACTACCATCAACATTGTGATTTTCGCCATCTTTTTTTACAAAAATACCGTATCTAAAATTTTTTCTAGATCCTTCATTTAAAAACTGTTTAAATGATAACATTTCAAGCCTCGTTTTCTGAAATTTTTCCTGATAGATTTTGTACTTTTGCAATCATGTTTTGTGGAACACAAAATTTCATGTAAGCCTCTTCAGGCATTCTTACACCTATAACTCTTGATTTTGGAAATTTAGCATAAGACACCTTGTCTCCCTGATTGCCTCCTATGACCAAAACATGATTCTGGTCATGTGCTACAAGAAACCCAACATGGCCATTCCAGAGGCTTGGAGGACGATTAAAGACTATAATTGAACCATAATAAGGATCACTTCTAAAACCGTTACTGAGGTTTATACCCCAATTCAAAAAACTTCTAGCGTTTGCTTTTCTTGTTCCTTTATATCCTGCCCTTTCGAGCATAGCATTTGCGAAACCAGCACACCAAGGAGTTGCATCATCAAGAATCCAAGGAAGTCTAGCATCTTTCCAAAAAGAAACTACTTTTGGGTTATTTAAAGAACCTGAAAATTCTTTTGTTCCAAGTTCTTTTTTCGCTTCATTTATCCAAGGAATATCTAGTGGCATGATTAAAAATTCTCCTATTTTTTATTTTTGCTATTTTTCTTTTAATTTATCTCGGATACGTTTAAACCATTCTTCTTGATCAGGATCAATCGGCCTTGGACGCTTAGGGGCAATTGGTTCATAAGGTGGTCCCCATGGATCATTTGGCTTTGGTATTGGACGACTAGGAGTAATTGGTCCATGAGGGGATTCCCATGGATCAATCGGCCTTGGACGCCTAGGAGTTTTTGGTTTCCATGGAAAAACGGGAGGTGGTATGTCTCCTATTGTCATTTCATTCAAAATATCACCATCCAAATAAACCGTCTTTTCAATATGTCCTGAAGGATGTTCTTCAACAACTACAAACAAATTATCAAAAGAACGATTGGCGGCACAGTTATGTGCATAATTTTCGTTTAAGAAAGAAGCAACTTTTCTATTGGTTGCAACATCAAAAACATGATAAATGGTTTTTCCTTCGCTGAGAAGTTGATTTCTGTATGCCATGAAACATCCTTATATGTTGAAAAAAAGCAATTCTTTACTATTTATACGACTTGACTTTTAATAATAAGGAGGTATTATATGATTAACTATACAGTCAAAACAATTCAAACAAATGATGTTGTTTCAGAAATGGAGAGAGAAATGCTTGATTTTTTGAAATCAAATACTAAACAAAAAGTTAATAACTATGTAAAATATAATCATACTGGAGGAAAACAAGTTTATGTGTTTTCTATTCCGGGAATTGATCCAAAAACATTAAAAGTCATAAACAAAAATAGAAATATTACTATTTTAAATATGGATAAGGTTGTAGGTGTTGTTACTACTTACGATCAGATAGATTCAACAGAAATTAGTGTAGAATATAAATTCGGTCAATTGTTGGTTTATATTAATCCAAACACAGAAAAATACAAAGAGTATGAAATCAAAATTAATGTAAATTGACAATAAAAAAGGGGGAGAAAATTTCTCCCCCTTTAAGTTTTCAACTTATTCTTTCTATTTGATTAGAATAGGTTGCTGACAATAATACGTCTGTAGTAAACGTTAGCATCCTTATCAAGACCGTTAGTAGCTGACCATGAACCTGATGCTGTTGCACCCTGTGCAAATGGATTGGCTACCATACCATAACGTGTCTTGAAACCAATCTTGGGCTGGAATGAACCGGGATCAACGGCTCTTACCATCTGGAGTGGTACATATGGGCAGTAGAATAGACCAGCGTCAAATGCTGATGCACCCTTATAACCAACAGTCATGTACTGACCTGAAGCAGAGTTCTGACCGCCAGCATATGGGTCGATATAAACTCTAATTCTGCCGTTAAGAACACCAGCAAAAGTATTACCTGTGTCATCAACCTGTAGGTTGTTTGAGTTTAGTGCAGGAGTAAAGTCGAGAACACCAGCCATCTGTAGAGCAGAAGCTACGTCTGATGAACAAATCATGATGTTACCCTTACCGCGACGTGTAGCCTTGGCAATCTGGTTACATTCACGTTCAACTTGGAACATTAGACCCTTGAACTTTTCAACTGACCAACGACCATTTGAATCAGTGTCAAGGTCGAATACACCTGAAGTTACTGTACCTTCTGTTGCACCGCGTGTTGCAGTGAAGTTGATTGTACGAATTACTTCACGGTTGATTTCAGCAAGAATTTCTGTTGAAAGAATGTTGCTGAGTTCAGTTTCGGCATCAAGACCATGGATAGCCTTTAGATCCTGTGCTAGTTCTAGAGTATATTCAGCCTTCAGAGCGCGAGTTCTTGCAGTAACGGTTACTTTCTCAATTGAGAAGGCCATTTCTGGAATTGGTGTTGTTGAAGGATAACCACCAGTTGAGTTAGCAGTACCAAGGGCTTCACCGTTAGCAGTAGCCATAGCTGAACCCCAATTATAGGTGTTCGTTGAAGCTAGGTTGATTGTCTGTGTGGTGTTACCGGGAAGGTTACCGACTTGCTGCTGACCAGCAGTGTTTGTGCCAGCAGTCAGAGATGAGAATGAAGAGTTGGCTTCTGTGTAGAAGGCTTCTGTTCCCGTCTGGTTGCTGTATCTTGCACGCATGGCAAAGATCAAACCTGTTGGACCTGTCATTGGCTGAACGCCACAGACATCATAAGCCATTAGGTTTGGTAGTGCACGACGAACCAGTGAAATTAGAACTGGGTCGAAGTTTGAAATGTTTGCACCTGTCTGGTTGACGGGGGCATCTTCAAGTAGTGATCTTGGAGAATAAGATCCAGCCTCACCGAGAGCCTTTTCTGTATTTTCCAAAATAGTTGCAACAGTTGCTCTTTTATGGGCATCTCTGATTGGTTCAAGATCATCATGGTCTAGTACAGGTGCCCACTTGTTAATTACTTCTTCTGAAAGATACATATTTAAACTCCCTTTTCCTTTTTAATATCTATTAGGACTTAATGTTATTTATACTTTAAACTTTTTTGGCTGTTCTTGAAATATGTTGAGCATATGCCGTCACTGGATTTGCTGATGAAATCACTCGATTGCTGTTATACTCATCTTCTGTCAAGAATACATCTTCAGTAATAAGGCCAGTGTTTCTTACTGGTCTATAGCTGTTATATGTATTTTTTGTTTGTAGTGATTCTTTTAGAACTGAAACTGAACGTTCAAAGGATTCTAGTCCTTTAAAATCTAGATTTTCAGCTAATGACGTAAGTCTTTCTGCATCATCATCTGATAGATCATGAGTTGCAGCGTCAATTACATGATTTTTTTGTGCATTGGCAATTTCATTTTGTAGGCTCATGTTGTAACTCATCTGATCATTGAGCCTTGCTTCTAGTTCTTCAACTCTGTCTGAAAGAGTCTGAAGAGCATCGACCTGTTCTTCTGGAACATCAATATAATGTTCTGCAAAAAGATTCTTTAGCCCTTCAACGAAGCTTTCCATTACATCGTTCTTTACACCACGATCAAGAACGAGTCTGTTTTCTTCCATCCATTCGGAAACAACATAGTTCATGTACTGATCAACTTTGTCAGACATTTCTTCTGTAATTTCTTCATAAGCTTGTTCTACAAGTGTTTCATACTGTTCCTGTAAATGTGCAGCTTCTAGTGTGAGGCGAGCATCGATTGCTGATTCCATAATTGACTTTGCTTTAATGACAAAATCTTCTGAGATATCATGTCCCTCAAAGAGAGTTGAAATGTCTTCTTCAGAAACCATCGCTGCTGGTTTTGCCATGATTGAAGCCATGTTCTGCTGTGCAGCACTATCTGGAATGTTGTCAGCAGAATGTGTTGACATTTCCATTGAGGCTAGAAAACCATTGAGATCATCTTTTGACATTCCGCCCATGACTTGCAGTGCATAAGCAAGCATTTCTGATTTTGTAGGATCAAAATCATTCATGTCTTCTGCTGGCATTGCCATTGGATGAAGTGATGCTGCTGCTGGTGTATTGTCTTCTTCATTAATCATTGACATGTAATATAACTCCTGTTAAATTCTCTGAATATTTATATTATTTATGATTCAGCTAAAAAGTTCATGAATTTGTTAAATGCCATTAACTTTTTCTCTTCAAGTTGTCTTTTTGACATGTTATGAAAAGATTTTTTCATTTCATTCACTTTTTGCGCTACATAACCTTTGTCTGTATAAAACCATTCAACACCTTCCATAATTCCTTTTACGAAAGCATCTGGAGCAGAAGGATCTGAAACAATATCTGCTGCTGTAGCTAATCTGAAATCGTTCATGACTTCATTGATACCATTATTTAATGGTTTTAGAGATCCCAGACCTCTTGTGGAAACGCCAATCGAACCACCAGACTCAAGAAGTCCCTTGACTACGTTGCCCATTGGAGTATCAAGAACTTCTGCCTTACCAATGTAATTTTTACCTTCTCTAACGAGACTTTTAATGAGATGTGATGCTCTTTCTAGATTGATTTGTGGGCCTTGAGGATGATTAAGTTCTCCCCATGCTCTGTTTTTATCCACAGATTCTCTGATATATCTTTTTACTTCATTTTCAACAATGTTTTCTGGATAAATTCTTTTGTTTTTATTTACAACACCACACTGAATAAATACACCTTCAATAAAGAATTTTTTCTTTCCATCTTTTGATTCTGTTAGAACCTGAACATCTTCATTAAGTTCTGTTATTAATTTCATTTTGTTTTTCCTTAATATTCAGTATTAGAAGAATTTCTTTTTCCAACCAAAACCAAAAGCGATCCACCATCATTAACAGTCAAAACAACGTTTGCGGCTGGATCTTCTTGATTTGTCATACCGTTTCCATATAAATCAAACATTCCTGCTGTGCCTGAAGCAAAAGAGAAAATTACATTTGATCCTCTGGACACTGAACAGTTTCCAGACCACATTACTTTTTCTAGATACATTTGCGTAACTGTTTCTGAAGCAGACGTGTTTGCAGTTGTAAGTTGAACTGTGAGAGTTCCAGTTCCTTGCTGTCTTGCACAAAGAGTTCTAGCAAATTTGTTATTAAATAAAGCACTTCCCATTTTTTATCTTTCTCTTTAAATCTATTCGTATTTATATATTGTTTAATTTTTATCCTCTATATACTGGTAATTTACTTTCATATGGTGTATTGCTTACTTCAAAAGGAATAGTGCTTCCTTTGCCTGTCCTTCTTATCCTATTGCGTACATTTCCAACTAAACTTTTTACTTTGTTAACAAACCACTTATGTTGTTTTTCTAATGATTTTAATCTTGGAGCCAAACGATTATATTCACTTTTATATCTAACTGTTTATGGATGATGCTCTCCATGTAAATCTCTATTTTCTATATATTTGTTCAGTGTATAATGAAGATCACTTTTTAAACCTTTTGTATATGCATAATGCGCTGCTAACAATTCTGGAATAAGAGGGATATATCTACCAATACCTGTTTGATTTACCGCTGACCTTGCAAGCAAAGCCGCAGGACCCGGAATTATATATCTTAATTTGCTCTTTATAATAGAATCTTTTGGCAAATCTGCTGATTCTCCTGTAGAAGTGTTTTCAGCAAGAGCTTCTTTTTCTTTTTTCTTTAATTCTCTTAAGTAATCTTGGCCACTTGCTGTCCATTTTCCGCTAACTGCTCTGTGATAAAGATTACCAAGAATATGTGGGAAAAAAACTATTTTTTTAGAAAGATCTTTTAATTCGTTTTTTGTTTTTTGCGTTTCTGGATGATTTGGACCGTATACTTGTAAATTTTTTTGATGCCTATAATAAGCAGAATCTATGTCATCTTTCAACCCTTTACCATAAAAATAGCTTGACCATGCTGTTATGTGTGCAGGAATTATTAATTCAGCGCCATGATTTGGAAGTGCAGCAGAATGCGCTATTCCAGAAATAGCACCAAATCCAGCACCTAATGCTCCAGCTACATACCTATTGTACTCATCAAGTTGAACTGATTTAAATGGGTTTTGAAATTTATCTTCCATTTTATTTCCCTATAATTTGAATATTTTCATATAGAAGAGAGGAGTTCATTTTTTGTGCATGAAGAACAGCTTTTTCGTAATCATTCCAAGGTTTAGTTGTTCCTTCTTTCAAAGTATTTTTGAATCTATATTTGATAACATAGGCTTCTTCTGACATGGGAGCACGATCAGATCTTTCTCTTTCGCGTCTTACGTCTTCACTTTCACGCTCTTTACCATTTCTATTTTTATCTTTTTTTCTAAATGGATTTGGAGTAATTCCATCATCTTCTGTTGGATCTGGACGTTCTACAACGTTTTCTTTCATTGCTTTTTTAAGATGATCGCCTAGATTTTCCAGAGTTTGTGGATCTATGGGCGGTATTGTAGGCTTTGTTCTAACAGTCGTTGATCTTCTGGGATTTCTCATACCTTCAGCAGAGTAATTTATGACAGTGGAAATAGCCTTCTTAATATCACCATCAAGAGGTAATTCTACTGCTTCATAGAATGATTCAATTTTAGGAGATTTTGGTACTTCTGTATCTTGATGAGTATACATATGCTCAAGAGTAGAAGGGCCGTAGTGGTGCCTAGCTGCACGCTCTAGACTATGATCAACCGGAACCCATATTTCATTTGTTAAAGCATTTGGATTATTTTTTCCTTTTCCTTTTCCATGCATTTTAAAACTAACTTTTTTAAACGTTTTTCCTGATTCAGTTACTTTTCTTTGTCCTGTGTCACCTACATCTATATAACCATGTTCATGAGAATCAAAGCCAACTGAAGGTTCAGCGTACTTATCTGGTGCACGTTTACCAAACTCTGGATCTCTAATATTTGTTCTTCTGCCTACAGTTAAAAACTCTCCTGTTTTTTTAATTTTTTTTCCTACCCATTTACCTACTCTCTTTGCTGCTCTCTTTGCTATGTTTTCTTTTTTTGCAGGAGCAGAGGATGCTGCTGTAGTATCTTTTTTTGGTTCTGCTGCTGGAGTAGCTGCTGTTGTAGAGCCAGACTCTGCTTCATTTACAGAATGAGGAAAATACACAGCAGCATCTTCATCTGGCATATAACCATGATCTTGATTATACTTTGGATTTCTTGTTCTACCAGCGGCAGCAAAATCTTCACCAGCAATAGGATTGTTTCTTTCCTTATCTCTTCGAATGAAGGTGTTGATGCTTCTTGCTGTTAGAATATCATCCATATCTGGATAGTCTGGTGAATAATGTGTTTCTAGATATGGAAAATTTTTGTGTAGTTCCAAAAAGCTTTTGTCTCCAGAAGATAACGGTACATAACCTTCTGATAGATCCTCTGATCTATAAGCTTCTACTAGTTTTCTGACTGTTTCTTCTTTAGACATTTTTTCAATCCTGTTTTACGTGTGAAATGTTTTTTAATTTTTCCATTTATCTGATTTTAAATAATCTTTCAATATTTTAAATTGATCGGCATAACCATCATGATGATGTAATTCGTGTGAATTCGTTATAGGGGTTACATCGCTATACCCTTCATCTTTAGAATCATTGTAATGTAAAAATTTTAAGGTGTATGGGGTTTGATATGGAATTCTCATACCTTCTTGCCATCCTGACCCTCGGTTTGGCCCAGTAACTTTAACCCATAAAGATTCAGACGGTTTTTTAGGATGCTCTATTTCAAAAATAGCGTTTCCATTTTTATATGATTTTGTTTCTTTACCGCTAAACATTCCTCTATGCGTGTTTTCTTCTGGGTGCCAAACTTTCTCAAAACGCATTTTTGGAGCATGTTTTAACAAAAGATTTCTAACAGCATCGACTTTATTTGAAAATTCTGGATCGTCTATTTTACCTTCATTTACAGAAGAAGGAGAATCATTAAAAACACCACTTAGCTGTGTCTGCTTATAAAAATCAACTGCCTGAGTTAGCTTTTCCTTCATGGCGTCTTTGAACATATCTTGTGTAGTTGCTGGTTGCCCACTCATGATTGATTTTACTAGCGGAACTAGATTTGGTGATTCTGATGCATCATCATAATATTCTTCTTTCATTTGTTTTTGTTCTCCGTTTATTTGACTACTTCCTATTTTTTTCAAATACCTTTTATTTATTGTATGTGTCACTCCAGTATGGAAATCTCTTATATGTACAAGATGAGAATGCTCTCCAGTGCCAAGATCTATAACCTTTCCATGAACATCTGAACCATAGACAGCAGCTACAGGAATAGAATTCGGATCTTCTTTTGTTTGAACAACTTCATCTCCAATTTGAAAATTCTGTCCACCGAAAAAAAGACTTTCTGATAGTCCTAAAATATTTGTTCTGGTTAGATTTGTTTCTTTTGGATGCATGTCATATATGTTTCGATCTTCTGCATTCATGACTTTTACATACCCTTTTGGAATTCCGAATGAATGTTTTATTTCATGACCAACAACATGTCCTGTTATATCTTTTCCGAAATGATTTCCAGACACTTCACTTCCTAATTCAAATTTTTTAATTTTATTGTTTTGATGTGCCCTCATAGCACCATAAGCAAGAAGAGCGCCTCCTGCTACTGCCATTCCAGTTTTAGTTGATAGTAAGTGATGGTGTACATCGGGAGATAAAACTGATGGATCAGTTGATATTACTGCGCTAGGATCAACATATTCTGGATTGAGATGATGTCCTCCACCTTTATATTCACCTGTGACTTTATCATATAAATCATAACGTATGACTTGATCTGTATCTTTGAATGGGTGTGGTCTGTAGATATTGTTTCCGATACTTTGTTCAAACTCATACCCCGGTGTAGTTGGTCCTTTAGAAGGATCATAAGTAAACTTTTTAGCTGCTTCTCCTGCTTGAGCAGCAATAGGATTTGACAAAGAAGCTAATCCTGCAAGAGCAGTTCCCCCTGCAACTAAAGAAGATGTTTTTCTGAACTCTCTAAGGTTTTTTCTTTGTCTAGACATAAAATGCCTTTATTTAATTGATACATATTTATTTATTTATTATTTTTTTCCCATTTGTGTTGGCTGAGAAGAGAAAGCACTACCGTAGACGCGAGGGGATTGCTGTTGCTGACCCTGATCTTGGCCTTGATCTTGATCTTGTTGCTGCTGTGCTTCTTGCTGTTGTTCCATTTCAGCCATTATCTCTTCTCCCATCTGTTCAATTTCAGAATCATCCTGTTTTAGAACATTTTTCTTTACCCAATTTGAAGAGAAGTACATACCAACAAATGGTTGAACGGCACCAAGAAGTTGCATTCTATTGCTCATAACTTCTGCATTCTTGAGTTCATCGTAGTAATTGT